TTGTACTGGGCAATGAACTCAGAGGGGGACATTCGCCGGTAGAACAAGAACTGCTTCGGGAAGGCGGGGATGATCTCGTTCTCTAGGAAGAGGGCGTAGGCCGCGTCAGTGAGGGTTGCCGAGATGTCGTACTCGTGGATGAGCTGGCCTGGGATGGCCTTGAGCTTGTGCCGCTTCTCGGCCTTCTTGATGACCTGGTTCTTGAGAGTGATTTTGATGTCGGACCCGGTGCGGTCGGGGTCATGGTCGTTGAGCTTGGCCATGACGGCCTGGACGGAGCGCTTGGAACAGTACTCGTCGACGGCACGGTCGACGTACTGCTCATGCTTTTCCGGGGACCACTTCGGCGGGGCAGGGATCAGGCGGTCGTACTCGTCGCGCATGTCGGTCCGCGGGCAGGCGGACATTCGGGCAAAGTTGGACTCGAAGGTGGCCGGTGACAGTCGGCTGCGAACGGACTCGAAGTAGGTGGCAGTGTCGGAACGCTTGTGCACATGGGGATTGACGAAAGCGGTCTCCTTGAATTGGTCGGTCTGGCCATGACGGTTGGAGAGCTCTCTCAGCTCCTTGGCGACGAAGTGAGTCTCGTACACGTGGGTGTCAAACGGTCCGGAGGCGGGAGGGATGGTGTCGGCGGCGGGCGCGTCGTCAATAGCACCTTCGGTGACAAAGGTGGTGTTCGACACTGGGACCACGTTCTGGAAGACCTCAGCAGGAAGGGAGGCGCCAATGGCGGCGAACCAGGGGAGCAGGGGCATGCTCTTGTGGAGGTGGCGGTAGAACGTGGCCTTAATGAGCCAATGGGGAGCCGGGAGGGACGGGGAGTTGGCGGTGCGCATGGCGTAGACGATGGCATTCATCAAGTCGCTTCCAGTGGGGGGCTTCTTGATGACGGAGGTGGGGTTGGCGGCCTCCATGTGGAGGTATATGCCGGTGGAGGAGCGAGTGATGGCCACGTACGCGGCCGAGTCCAGGATGGCGCCCTCCAAACCAGTCATGTCAACCTCCACGTCCGTCTTGAAGTCCTCGCCTTGGACGGTTGAGTACGTGTAGGCCTGGCGGCCGTAGGAAGAAAGGACCTGGACGTAGCGGGGAGAAGCGGTACAGACAGGAATGCCGTCCTTTCCGCTGACGGTGTGCGTAATGTGACCCTCAATGTCATTGGTGGTGTAAACGCCCATTGAGTCAGCGAGGAGTCGAAAGCCGCGGAAGGTCCGGGTGGCGTATCGGGTGGTCTGGAGCGCAATGGCGTGCACGGGAGAGAGGTCAAACTCGCTTTGGGTGCCCGGAGTGGGGAACTTGGTAGCGGTTTGGGCCGGGTCGCCGTTGACCACGACCCGCTCGACCAGAGGGTTGGTGAGGATGACCAAGTCGAGAGTGCCTCCCCAGAACTTGCCGGCGTCGTCGAAGATGATGGTGCCGGTGGAGGGCTCAGCGATGACGCTGGCGATAGTCGGGAAGTTGAATCCACGCAGCTCCGGGAAATCCACCTTGATGCGGGCCTGGGCACGCAGGGACTCGGTGTGGCTCACAATGCGGACCATGGAACGCTCTTCCGGGGTGAGAGTGTGGAGGTACTCAATGGTCTTCGAGGTCTTGCCCGAGCCCCAAACGCCCAGGTAGCAGTCGACCGGCACGGAGACAGTCTTCTTCTCCAGGCGGTAGGTGTCCAGGACCGCGTCCAGGCTCTGGAGGATGACCGGGTTGCCGCGAGTCTCCAGGACAGAGGGGTGGGCCTTGAGGTCAGACATGAGGCGGCTGGCGCGGGCGAGGTCAGCCGTGTAGGTCACGGTCTCCAACTGGAGAGGCAAGTCGGGGAGCACGAGGTCCTTGTACCGGTCGACGGAGGCTGAGAGCTCGTTCATCAGGGACACCCACATGGCCGGCTCGGGCCGGGCGTTATTGCGCATGATGTTGTCTCTCTGCTGGGAGCGGCTGGCGCCAATCTTCATGTCAGGGTTGGCCAACGGGTGAGGGAAGGCGGCGGGAAGCCTGAGATGTCCGGTGGCCATGCGACCCAGGGAGCGGAAGCGTTGCCACATCTTGTTCGGGGCGGTGCGGGCGATGGGCATGGTCTCGATCGGCTGCTCGTACAGGAAGAGCTGCGGCCAGGGGGCCTGGTACGCCACGTTGAAGTCGAA